GCCAATAGATCAACAATCAACGCAAGCAAAACTGATATTGCTATTTTGCAAAGTTATGGATTCACAAGTATGGCGCTCAGAAGTAACCCACCAATCAAAGACAGAGTTCAAACCTTACAAGCACTCTTGGAAAACTCAAAAGGACGGGTGCGTGTGGCGATTCATGCCCGTTGCCGACGCTTAATTGAATGTTTGGAATTACAAAGTTATGATGAAAAAACAGGCGATCCAGATAAACAAAATGGTTACGATCACCTTAATGACGCGCTTGGATATTTATGTTATAAAGAATTTAATATGATTTATAGTAGAGCAGGAAATAAAACAGGCATTAGAATTTACTAAAGACCTGATATTATTAATTTAAAAACAATGTATAGTTCTTTCACAAATAGAATTGACAGCTTTGAAATACCAGTAACAGAAGTACAGCAGCAGAATCAGGCGTGGAGAAATATGCAAAGTCATTGGGGATTGATAGAAGATTTAATTGAAGGAACTAGTAAAATTCGTGGTAAAGCAAGAATTTATTTAAAACAAGAGCCACGCGAAGAAGATGAAAGTTATGATGTTCGTTTATCTCGATCTGTTTGCCCGCCTTATTATGTAAGAATGGAAAGAATGTTGGCTGGTATGCTTACTCGTAAACCAGTTAGATTAACAGATGTTCCAGAGATAATTGAAGAACAATTATTTGATACTGATCTTGAAGGAAATAATTTAACAAATTTTATATATAATATTTCTCGTTTATGTATTCGTTATGGCCATGTTGGTGTTTTAGTTGATGCTCCTGCAGAAGGCGGAAGACCTTATTGGATTCCTTATACTCCTCGGGACATTATTGGTTGGCGTACTGAAATCGAAAATGGTTTAAGAAAATTAAAACAATTAAGATTAACTGAAAGAGTAGTTAGACCAAAAGGTTTATATGGTGAAGAAACTGTTGAACAAATAAGAGTATTAGAACCTGGAACATTTCAACTATTTCAAAGAAATAATGATGGTGATTTTAAAAAAGTTGATGAAGGAACAACAAGTTTAGATTTTATTCCTTTTAGTGTGGCTTATAGTAATAAGGTTGGTATTTATGAAAGTAGACCGCCTTTAGAAGATATTGCTGAATTAAACATCAAAAGCTATCAAATCCAAAGTGATTATGATAATCAATTACACATAAGCGCAGTTCCAATGCTTGCTTTTTTTGGATTTCCTGCTGCTGCTGAAGAAGTAAGTGCAGGACCAAGTGAAGCATTATCTTTACCTGAAGGAAGTAGTGCAAGTTATATCGAACCAAATGGAAATAGTTTTAATGCGCAAAGAGAAAGAATTGATAAATTAGAATATCAAATTAATGAATTGGGTTTAGCAGCTATACTCGGGCAAAAAATGAGCGCGGAAACAGCTACAAGTAAAAGAATTGACAGGTCGCAGGGTGATTCTACAATGATGGTTTTAAGTCAGCAAATTCAAGATTTAATTGATAATTGTTTAAAATTTCATGCTGCTTTTGAAAAACAAAGTGTTGCTGGCACTAGCTTTGTAAATAGAGATTTTGTTGATACAAGTTTAGAACCACAGCAAATAGATGCTTTATTAAAAATTTATGCGCAAGGAATTATAGATCAAGAAGAACTTCTTAAAAAATTAATTGAAGGTGAAGTATTAAGTGAAGATATAGATATTGAAAATATGCTTAGTAAAACTATGCAAGGAGGGTTAATTGAAATGGATCAGCAAGAAACAACAAATGAATAATGGCTATAGAACAGCAACAAATACCGGAAGCATTATATAGAAATGCAATAAATTTAAATAGATATGAAAATAGCGTAGCTCTTAAAATAGTCCAGGAATATAATAATATTATTGTTGGAATAACTGATAGATTAAAACAATTTGAAGCAGGTGAACTTACATTAACTCCAGCAGCAGTTAATAGACAAAGAACTTTATTATTACAATTACAAGAAAGTTTAGATACATGGGCTGAAAGTAGTTCATTAATTATTACTCAGGAATTACAAGGTTTAGCTGAATTACAATCCGACTTTATACAAGAACAATTAAAAAAAGTATTACCAAGCCAAGCAACTAAAAATGCAGTTCGAACAGTTGAAATAAGTCCACAATTTGCGCAAAGCGTTGTTAATACTGATCCTCGTCAAATAAATGTATTTACATTACCCGAAGAATTTGCAGTTCAAACAGGTACTATTCCAAAATTTAGTTTAACTGCGCGAGAAGGTGCTGTAATAAATTTACCTAACGGTGTAAATGTAAGAACTGCCTTTCGTAGAATTGCAGCATCACAAACTGAACTTTTACAAAATACAATTCGCACAGGTTTATTATCAAATAATACAACTGCTCAAATTGCTAAGGAATTACGCGGTCAATTAAATTTTGAAGCTACCGGAACCCTTGCTCAAATAAAAGCTCGAGGTGGAATAGGAACTACTTTAGCTAATAATCAAATAGACACTATAGTTCGAACAAGTATTAATCAAGTTAGTAACTCAGCTATTAATAGTGTTTTTCAAGCAAATTCAGATATGATAGATCGATATAAATATGTTGCAACTTTAGATAGTAGAACTTCTGCTATTTGTGGAAGGCTTGATGGTCAGGTATTTGAAATGGGTAAAGGTCCTCAACCACCTCAACATTTTAATTGCAGATCAACAATTGTTCCAATTATTAAAGATTCTTTTTTAAAACAATTTGGATTAGAAGATGATGACCTGGAAGAAGGATTACAAAGACCTTCAAAAACTGGATTATCTAATCGAGGAAAATTAGTTCCCGCTTCGGAAAATTATGCAGTTTGGTTAAGTAAACAGGATATTGAAACACAAAATAAAGTATTTGGTATTGAAAAATCAAAAATATATAGATCAGAACTTAAAACTAATAATCCAACTGATGTTTTTCGTAAATTCGTGCGTTCAGATGGATCAACGTTAACATTAGAAGAGTTAAGAAAAGCAAATGCCAATTAAAAAAGGAAAGTCACAAAATATAATTTCAAAAAATATTCAAATGCTGAAAAAAGAAGGAAAACCTCATAATCAAGCAGTTGCTATTGCCTTATCAACAGCTGGTAAAAAAAAGAAAAAAACAAGACGAAAAAAGAAATAAATAGTAAACTATAAATAGTTGCTTAAAAATTATGCCTAGTCATTATGGTTCAATGAAACCAAAAGGAACAAAAAAGAAGAAAGGAAAAAAAAAAGTTGCTAAAAAGTAATGGCAAAGGTAAACAAACCAACCGATCCAGAACTATATGCACGTGTAAAAGCTAGAGTAAAAGCACGTGTTAAACGTTGGCCAAGTGCTTATGCTAGTGCTCAATTAGTTCAGGCATATCAAAAAGCTGGTGGTGGTTATACTACTGTAAATAAGCCAAAAGCAAAAACTAAAAAAGGTGCTAAACGTGGCAAGAAAAAAAAGTAGGGCTCCAGGTGGTTTAACCGATTGGTTTAAAGAAAAATGGGTAGATGTTAAAACTGGTAAACCTTGCGGAAGAAAAAAATCAGAAAAAAAAAGAAAAGGTTACCCTGCTTGTAGACCTACCAGACGTGTTTCAAGTAAAACACCTAAATTACTTTCAGAGTTATCACCTGCAGAGAAAAAAAGATTTAAAGCTGCTAAAACAGGTAAAAAGAAAATTTCATTTCAAATGAGACGTAAACGTAAAACTACAACTAAAAAGAAATGAAAATTAAATCTGGCAAAATTAGTAAAAGAAGAGTTAGACTAACTAAAAGGCAAAAAGATGCTTTACAAAGACACAAAGCAACTCATGGTCATTCAAAAAAACATATAGACGAAATGACAAAAGCAATGCTAAGTGGTAAAACTTTTATGGAAGCACATACAATTGCTATGAGGAAAAAAGGCAAATGACAACAAAAAGAAAAGTAGTAAAATTTAAAAAAGAAGATAAATCTAAGAAGGGTGGACTTACTGCCAAAGGAAGAGCTAAATACAATAAAGCAACGGGAGGAAATTTAAAAGCACCTGTTACAGGTAAAGTTAAACCTGGAAGCAAAGCAGCTAATAGAAGAAAATCATTTTGTAGTCGTATGAAGGGAATGAAGAAAAAATTAACCGGTAGCAAAAAAGCAAATGATCCTAACAGCAGAATAAATAAAGCTTTAAAGCGTTGGAAATGCTAATTTTTTAAAAACAAGGTATATTAGGATTACTTTAATATTTTTACATGGCAGAAGAAAATCCCGCAGCAGCTGTTGATAATTCAGCTGAAATTGATCGATTAAAAAAAGAAATTGAATTATTAAAACAAAAAAATCGAGAAGTTGTTGAAGAAAAACAGAAAATTACTTCTAATGCTAAATCTGTTGCAACTTTACCAGAAGGAACTGATGTTCAAGCTCTGATTGAATTCAAACAAAAAGTTGAACAAGAAAGATTAGAAGAAAAAGGTCAATATTCAGAAGCATTAAATAAAAGAGAAGAACAATTTAAAGAAGTTATTGAAAAAAAAGATGATGAAATTAATTCTTTAAAAAATGAACTAAAAGAATTAAAATTAGTTACACCGGCTGTAAGTGCATTATCTGAACTTGTACATGATCCTGATTATGCAATGAGCAAACTTGACAAAGACAAAATTCAAGTTCAAAAAGATGGTGCGGTTGTTTATTTGTCAGATGATGGTTTTACTTCAAAACCTATACAAGAAGCTGTTAAAGAAAAAGTTCAAACATGGGCTTTAAAAAATCAACCGCCTGTTGGTTCTGGTGCACCAATTGGAAAAAGTGAAATTCCTGGATCAATTGCTGGTATTGATACTAATTTATTAAAAAGAATGGCTCAAGGTGAAGATACTGCAGCTCATGAAATTCATGCAAAATATGGTCGTGATGCTTGGCTAGCTGCAAAAAAAATTGCTAAAGATTACAAATAAGAAATATTGAGTTATAGTTTTAGTAATAACAAATTCGGCTGTGCTGATTTGAAAAACTAAATTAAGGCTGTGCTGAAATTTAGAGGGCTGTGCTCATCTTTGTAAAATTAAACATTTCTTTGAAATGGCTACTACTCTTTCGGACATTATTATTCCTGAGGTATTTGCAGATTCCATTATTGAAGAGACAACTTTAAGAGATAGTTTTCTTCAGAGTGGCGTTCTTGCACCTCTACCTGAGCTAAACTTAAGCTCAACAGCTGGCGGAAATTTCGTCAATATTCCTTTTTATAAGGCAAATTTAAGTGGTAACTACACTCGTTTGAATGATAGTTCTTCACTTACTCCAAATAAAATTGAACAAAGCAGCCAAATTGGTGTTGTTCTTACTGCTGGAGATGCTTTTTCTGCAAGACAACTTGCAGGTCAAAAAATTGGTTCAAATTCACCTGATCCAATAGCAGCAATTAGACAAAAATTAGGTGCTTACATAAACAATGAAAAACAAAAAGATTTGTATAGTTGTTTACAAGGTGCTTTTGGTTCTTTAACTGCTAACAATAGTTCTTCTGCTTTATTTGAACTTTCAATTGATTCTGAATCTGGTGACACTCCAACAGCTCTAGGTGCTGGTACTGTTGCAAAAGCTCAGTCTTTACTTGGAGATCAAGGAGATAAATTAACAACTATTGCCATGCATTCAAAAGTGTTTTATGCACTTAAAGAAAGAAGAGCATTAGATTATGTTACTAACAGTGAAGCAAGACTAGGAACAGCAGCAACCGGCGCAAGTACAATTAATGCTTTTGGTGGATCTTCTGCTGGTGCTTATGGTGATGTATCTGTTCCTCAATACATGGGAATGAATATTGTTGTTTCTGATGATATTCCTACTGCTGGTTCAGGTTCTTCTACGGAATATGCGGTCTATTTTTTCTCTCAAGGAAGCGTAGCAACGGGCGAGCAGGCTGCTTTAGTAACTAAAGTTGATGAAGATGTTCTTGCATTTGAAGATGTAGTTTCATTTAAACATGCTTATATTTATCACCCAATTGGGTTGAAATGGGCAGTGACAACTACAAACCCAACAAGGGCACAGCTCGAAACTGCAACTAACTGGGAAAAAGTGTACGACATCAAAAATATAGGAATCGTACGTGCTACTGTTACTTCACCATTAGATTAATCATGGCTAGTATTTTCGAACTACAAAATCCTCCTTTTGGTCAACTTACAAAAACTAAAGTTATCAAAACGGAAAACGCAGCAATGACTTTAACAACTGCAGAGTTAATTGAAGGAATTGTTGACGGTACTCCTACAGGTAATAGGACCATTACAACTCCAACTGCAGCTGAAATTATTACTGCTCTTGGTATTCAAAACAAAGTTGGTCAATGTTTTGAGTTAACTGTTGTTAATAAAGCAGCATCAACTCATAAATTTACTTTGACTGCTGGTTCTGGTGTCACAATTGTTGGTGAACCAGATATAACTGCAGATACTTCTGGAACTTTTATTTTTAGAGTTACAAGTTCAACTGCTGTTAGCGCGTTTAGAAAGTAATGGGTATAGCTACATTTCGTTTAGCTAGAGAAAGGGAAGCTGCAAAATTAAAAGTGGCTTCTCCACTTCTCGAACAAAAAAAAGTAAAAAAGCCTAAAAAATTAAAAACTAATGGCAATCTCAATAGTTGAAACAGCTGGAAGTGCAACTGCTAATAGCTATGTCACTTTAGCTCAGGCTCAAGCTTTTATAGATGGTCTAGTAGAAAATGAAGATGTTACTGCATGGAGTAGTGCAACAACAGACCAAAAAAACCGAGCACTTTTTAGTGCTACACAAAGAATTGATAGAGAAAGATTTTTAGGTGCCAGAACTAATGATGCTCAAGCACTTGAATGGCCTAGAACTGGTGTAAAAAAACCGTATACTTATACAAGTACTTACAATGCTTTATATCCGAGTAATTTACAACCTGCTTTTTATGCAGATGATGAATTACCTGATAGAGTAAAGCATGCTCAAATTCATTTAGCAGTCTATTTAAATAACAATAAAGATGGATTGGATTTAAGTGGATTTGAAGATTATAGTGAAGTATCGATTGGAAATTTACAAGTAAAACCTAGATTTTATGGAGCTGTAGGTTCTAATCGAATACCACCTATAATTGAACAATACTTAACTGGCATTAGAATAAGTGGGCCAGCTACAATAGGAGTAAAAAGGAGTTAACTATGGCTTATGAATACCCTTCAGCAACAATTATTAAATCAACGTCTGCCATAACAGGAAGATTTGGAAAACTACAAGCAAACGAAGATACGGTTATAGCTTCATTAACTGCGCAAAACATTGATGGAGCAAGTACTAGTATTACATTGAATGCTAGTTGTGAAATTTGTGGTGTTATTACTGGCTTTACTCTTGCAAGCGGTTCTGTTATTGCTTATCGTTTATAATGTCTCGATTATCCAAAGGCTTAAGAAAAGTTTCTTCAAAAACTTTAAATAAGTTTGGAGGAGATATAACAATAAAAAAAGTTACTAGTGGAATTTATAATGCTACTAATGGAACAGTTAGTGAAACAATTACAAGTGTAACAATACATGGAATATTACAAAATGTTAATCAAAGGGAAACTAATGATTTAATTAAAGAAAACGATAAAATTTGTATTATTCCAGCAAAAGATTTAGATTTTGTTCCAACAACAACTGATAGGGTTTCAATAGCCAATATTGATTATCAGATTATTCGTATTCTTACAGATGAGAATGATAATTCTGAAATTAAATACGAATTATATATAAGAGCATGAAAAAAATTAAGATTCAACAAATAGGTAAATTTTTTGAAGAAGAACATGAAAGTTTAATTCGTTTTGCTGTTTTTACTTTAGATTCAAGAATTAAACGTGTTTCGCCTGTACATACTGGAAGATTTCGTATGAACTGGCAATTAGCTGAAAATAAAAGAAGCGCACCTATTCAAGGAGGTCCATTTACAAATAATAAATCTGCTATTATTCCTCCAATGCGTTTAAATTATTTAAAAGAAAAAGTCGGAAATACTTATAGCTTAATTAATCCATTACCTTATGCTGAAGCAGTATGTTTCGGAACTAATACACCTCCTTCCTGGAATAATACTTTTCAATCAAGAGATAGTAACAGAAGTGCAGGTTGGCCATTGAAAGAAGTAGAATTTGTAGCTAGAAAAGTTAGAAAGGCTCAAAGTAAAAATTAATGGCTGCTTTAGATTTAAATACAATTCGAAAAGATATTGAACAACGTTTAATAGATGAATTTAAAAAAGCACCTATTATCCAGGTTGTTTTTGGTAATCAACCATTTAATCCGACATCAAATAAAAGTTTTGTTCAATGTTTAATTGAATTTACTGGTAGTGAATATATTACTTTAGGTGGAACTTCAAATAGTACTAATAACCTTACTGGATTAATTACAATAAATATATTTACAAAAATTGGAGTTGGATTAGGTAACAATTTTACAGTAGCCAAAAGAATTAAAGATTTATACAATAGAGTAAAATTAAATGATATTTTCTTTGATCCAGCAACTGGACCAGCTGTAATTGAAAATGCTGCTCCTGAAGGTTTTACTCAAAGTGTATTATCAATTCCTTTTGAAATTTTTGAAAATTTATGATTGAAGTAACAGAAGAAATGCTTGATATTATTGAGCAATTAAAAGGAAAAAGAAATCCTAATTTATGGGATTCACGTTGCGAATCTGCTCTATCTAGAAAAAAAACTGAAAAAGTAGATAAAAAACAAAAAAAAGGATAAACTATAATTAAATTTCTTTTTGATTATGGCAAATGTTCGCGGAGAGGAAGGTTCAGTTTCATTTGATAATGGATCAGGATCAGTTTCTGCTGTTGTTGGTACTACAGCATGGACTCTAGATATGACTAAAGATGTTCTTGAATGTACTACTCATGGTGACGTATCAAGAAAATATGTAGGTAGTTTAAAAAGTGCTACAGGAACTATTGAAGTTCAATATACAGCTACTTCAGGTGATGCTGTTGCAGAACTTTTAGCTGATATAAATACAAGCGAAGATCCAGCTGATGCATCATTTAATTTATTTTTGGATACTTCAGGCGCTAAAAAATATTCATTTAATGGATTAGTAACTGGAGTAGGTGCGGCTTCTACTGTTGGCGAACTAACAACTCAGACAGTAAACTTCCAAGTAAGTGGTCCCGTTACCTTTGCAATTTAATTTATGACAACAGCAAAAGAAACCCGCACTGTTGATCTTTTAATTGGTGCTTTTGATCTAAATCAAAGAAGAAAATTTACTTTAAATAAACCTGATGGCAGTCCGTTAGTAGATTTATATTTTAAACCTATAACAAGATCAGATAGAGTTAGAGTTAATAGCATGGCTAAAGATGGTGATGCTTTAAAAGCTTCAACTGCAATGCTTTGTCTAATTGCTGAAAAAGAAAATGGAGAAAAAGCATTTATGCCTGGAGATGCAATAAGACTACAAAGAGAAATACCTGAAGAAGTTTTAAATCAATTAGAACTGTTTTTATTTAATGTAGCTGGCGATCTTGAAATACAAGAAGCAAAAAACGAATAAAAGGGGATAACTGGTTAAATTTTGAGTTTTTCCTAGCAACAGAATTGAAAATGACAGTTAGCAGACTAAGAAAAGAGCTAACGCAGGCTGAATTAGTTTTTTTTGCTGCTTATTATGAAAATAAATGGGAAATTGAAAAAGAACAATTGGATAAAATTAAATAAAAGTGTAAACTAATAAAAAAACTTATATTTATGGCTTATTCAAGCGTAATTATTGATGTTGTTGACAAAGCCAGTAATAAGTTAAAAAAAATTAACGCAGCTGCCAATAAAGCTGCTAAAGATTTTAGTAAATTAGATAAAAGAGCTGGTGGTATAACTAAAAGATTTAATAAATTAGGTCAAGTTATAGCTGCTGGAGCTTTATTAGAAATTGGTAGAAGATCAATACAAACAGCAGCAGATTTTCAAAGATTAGAATTAAGATTAAAAATTTTAACCGAACAAACAGGAGAATTTGCTGAAGCTCAAGCTATAGCTACAAGAGGACAAAAACTTTTTGGAATGAGTGCAACCGAAGCACTTGAAGGAGTAACTAATATAACTTCTAGATTAAAACCTCTTGGAGTTAGTTTACAAGATATAGAAACAACATTCATTGGATTTAATACTGCTGCTAAATTAGGAGGTTCAACTGCAATTGAAGCATCAAATGCTTTTAGACAGTTAGCTCAAGCTTTGGGTTCTGGTCGTTTAGCGGGAGATGAATTTAGATCAGTTTCAGAACAAGTTCCCTTAATACTCAAACCTTTAGCTGATGAATTAAATGTATCTACAGGAGCATTAAAAGGATTAGCAGCAGAAGGAAAACTTACAAGTGAAGTTGTTATACGTGCCTTAAGAAAATTAGGTTCTAGTGGTGCAGAAGATTTAAAAAAAATATTAGAAAATGATCCAACACAAGTATTTAAAAATTTACAAAACGAGGTTGAACAATTACAAATTGCTGTTGGTTCTGCTTTATTACCTGCAGCAAAAGCTTTAACTGAAGTTTTAACTATAACGGCAAAAGTATTAAATTTTTTACCGCCGGAATTTATTTCAATTGCTGCGGGAATAACTGCTGTAACTGCTGCAGCAACAATTTTAATGCCAATACTTAAAGCAATGTCTGTAACTGTTGGTGTATTAACTAAAAAATTTGTTGTTTTAAAAGTTTTATTAGCAGGACCTGTAGTTGCAGCAATAGCAGCTGTTGGTTTAGGTATTACTGCAATAATTGGACATTATAAAAAACAAGCTGAAGAACAAAGAAAATTAACTCAAACAATAGAAGAAGGTTCAGTAGCACAAGTTGAAAGTTTAATGAAAGTAAAACAAAAGGAACTTGAAGCGGCTGAAGCAAGATTGGAAAATGCAAAACGTGGAAAAAGTTTAATTTATCAAGATATTGCTGATTTAAAATTACAAATCGAACAATTAGATAAAAGAAATAAATCTATGAAAGAACTTAACGAAATAATGGAAAAGAATAAAACTTATAAAGTTGGTGATTTTACTTATGATACAGCTAGTGGAAAAGCTATATCTGGTCCAGGAATAAAACAAGAAGACAGAACATTTGAAAAAGGTTCAGATAATGATAAAGCTGCAAATAGCATAAAAATTTTAAAGCAAAGAATACAAATTAAACAACAGGAAGACGAAATAGACAGACAATTATTAGAAAGACAGTTTGAATTTTCAAATAAAATGGAAGAAGTTATGAATATAGAAGATGAAGGTTTACGTTTAGAAAAAAGTAAATTATTATTAAAAGATTATCAAATTGATCGTCAAGAAATTTTAAATTCAAAAGTAAGGGATCAAGTTAATATTTCTAAAGAATTAGGAGATACTCTAGAACAAGGTTTAGTTGAAAATATTAAAGGTGCAATTAATGGCACTCAAACATTTGGAGAAGCAATGGGAAATGTTTTAAATAATCTTAAAAATAAGTTAATGGATAGAGCATTATCAAATCTTTTTGGCGGTATTGGAGATGCAGTATTTGGCGACGGAGGTAAAAATAAAGGTTTATTAGGTGGAATATTAGGTGGAATATTTAAAGCTAATGGCGGACCAGTAAGACAAGGATCAAGTTATGTGGTTGGAGAAAAAGGACCTGAAATTTTTACTCCTCGTGCTTCTGGTAACATAACTCCTAATAGTCAAATTGGTGGTGGTGGATCGATAAATATAAGTGTAAATGTTGATGCTTCTGGATCAGCTGTTAGTGGCGATACTTCAGATGGAAATGCATTAGGTGAACAAATAGCTGCTGCGATACAATCTGAATTAATAAAACAAAAACGTGTTGGAGGTTTATTAGCATAATGGCAACTTTTCCTGATGTTTTACCAGCATATAGTAATGTTGAAAATGTAAAACAAGAAGTTAATAGAATTAAATTTGGTGATGGTTATGAACAACGTTTAGTAGTAGGCTTGCCATCAAATAGAAGGCTGATTAATTTAAAATTAGTTTTTAATGTTTCAACTGCAGTTTCAAAAACTATAAATGATTTTTTAAATGATAGATTTGATGACCAAGCTGCATTTGATGTAAGCACATCTTTTAGACAAGAGGTTCTACCTGATTTAACAGCTTCACCATTATTTATTTGTACATTAAGAAGTCGAACCTTAGTTGCAAAAGGTAGAGTGACAATGAATATTACATTTGAAGAAACAAGAAGACCATAATGGCTATTCCAGTATCTGAACTACAAAGTATAAATCCAAGTAGTTTAATTGAACTTTTTACTTTAGAGCTTTTTCAAAATCTTCACGGCAGTAATGATGTTCTAAGATTTCACAGTGGTACAAAAATGCATACCAATGAAGATATAGTTTGGAGAGGAAATACATATCAAAAATTTCCTGTTCAAGCAACTGGTTTTGAATACGCTTCAAAAGGTCAAATACCTAGACCTAGTTTTAAAATTGCAAATTTGTTAGCTTTAACGAAAGATAGTACACTTGTTACTGTTTCAGATTTAATGGTACTTGTAAATCAAACAACTCCACAAAATGATTTAATTGGAGCTAAGTTTACGAGAATACAAACATTAGCAAGTAGTCTTGATGCTGTTAATTTTAGTGGCAACTCAAATCCATTTGGCACACCAAATGCAGATGAATTACCTCAAAAAATATTTTTTATTGACAGAAAAGTATCAGAAAGTAGAAATTTTGTTGAATTTGAGCTTACTTCAGAAATTGATAAAGCTGGCCGTAAAATACCATATAGGCAAGTACTAAGATCAGAATTTCCTGGTGTTGGTACATTTATAAATCAATAATTATGTGGAAAGAAAAAGCATTCGCACACGCAATAAAAGAACAGCCAATAGAGTGTTGTGGTCTATTAGTTAAGGATAAAGGTAAATTAGATTATTGGCCTTGCAAAAATATTTCTTTTAAACACGCAGTTTCTAATTTTGTAATAGACCCAAATGATTGGGCTTTATGCGAAGATTCTGTAGATGAAATAATTGGAATAGTGCATAGCCACCCTGAATATAATATGGATTTTTCTCCACAGGATATAGCATCTTGTAATGCACTAGATTTACGTTTTTATCTTGTTAATCCAACCACAAAAACTATTATTTATATAGACCCAGAGGTAAATGATGCTAACTAAAATTAAAATATATGGACGTTTAAGAAAATTTTGTAATAATGAAAAGTCTTTTGAAGCATCAATAAAAAAACCTTTAGACGCTATATCATTTTTGAAATGTAACTTTAAAGGATTAGAAAAGCACATGGCTAATCAGCATTATTGTATAAAGGTAAGAGGTAAAGAGATAACAGAAAAAAATTTACAAATGCACATGAGTGGCGAAATTCAAATTATTCCTATTGCTCATGGTAATTTTTTGCCGCTTTTACTAGGTGCTGGTGCTTTGTTTGCTGGTAGTGCAATATCAGGTGGTGTTTTAGCATCTGTAGCAGCGTCTATCTTGACATCTATTGGTACATCTCTAGTTATTGGTGGTATAACAGAATTGTTAAGTCCTACACCTTCACAACAACGTGGCGGTAGTGGAATGGACGAAACCGACCCAGCTGCTTATGCTGCCAATTATTCTTTTAGTGGACTGACAAATGTTTCTCGAGCAGGTATTCCGGTTAACTGCGTATTTGGAGAAATTTTTGTAGGTTCAATAACTATTTCGAATGGTGTAGACGTTGTACAAGTTAAGGAGTAAAAAATGCCAAGATTACAAGATTTAGATCAAAATACAGTTTTTAATAATCCAGATTTGCCAAAAGATGCACTTTCAAGTAAGCAATTTTCTACTATTGTTGAAATTATATCTGAAGGTCAAATAGAAGGATCAGCAACTGCAAGCAAAGCAGGTATTACAGATAAAACCTCTACGGCTTATTTAAATAGTTTTCTTAAAGATGTGTTTTTAAATGGAACTCAAGTATTACAACAAGCAGCAGTTGCAGCAAGTCCAGCAGATTCACAATTTAATTTTAAAGATATTGAATTTGATTTTCGAGATGGTAGTGCTAATCAAACAAAAATACAAGGCGTAAAAAATATTGAAAGAACAAGTGCTGGAAGTTCACAACCAGTCACAACATCTAATCCAAGAGAACTTACGATAAATGACAGTTCTATTGAGACTGTAAGAGTAACAATTCAGTTTACACAACTACAAACTTTTGAAGATAATGGAAATATATCAGGTGCAGAAGTACAACTAAGAATAAAATCAGTTCAAAATGATGGCACAATAACTACACATATTACTGATACTGTTAAAGGTAGAGCCTCAAATGCTTATAACAGAGATTATGAGTTTGACCTACCAGCAAGTTCTAGTTTTCCTGTAGTTATAAGAGTAGAAAGAATAACTGCTGATAGTACGGATACAAAATTGCAGAATGAATTTAAGTTTTTTGCAATGACTGAATTATTAAAAGAATCACAGACTTATCCTAATACAGCTCACGTTGCTTTAAGAATAGATTCTGAACAATTTCCAAGAATACCAAGACGAACCTATCGAATAAGAGGAATTAAGGTAAAAATTCCACATAATGCAACTGTAGATATAAGTAACGGAAGAATTACTTATAGTGGAACTTTTAACGGCACGTTTAAAACAGATAAAGAGTGGACAAATGATCCCGCATGGATTTTATATGACTTATTAAGTAATGAAAGATATGGAGCAAATATATCTGAATCAAACTTAAATCAATATTCTTTTTACACAGTCAGCGAATATTGCAATCAATTAGTAGATGATGGACAAAATGGACTAGAACCACGTTTCCAAACAAATATAAATATTACTACTGCTAAAGAGGCATTTACTGTTATTAATGAACTTTGTTCAGTATTTAGAGGAATTGCATATTTTAACGATAGCACTATCGAAATTGCAAATGACCAGCCAGCAGACCCAAAATATCTTTTTAATTTATCGAATGTAAAAGAAGAAGGTTTTACATATTTTGGTAGCAGTCGCAAAGCTAGACATACAATTATTAATGTTTCTTATTTTGATATGGAAACTCAAGAAATTGACTTTGAAACTGTAGAGGCTAGTCAAGCACTAAGAGATAAATATGGAGTTGTTGTTAAAAACATAAAAGCAATAGGTACAACTTCGAGAGGTCAAGCTCAAAGATTAGGTAAATGGCTTTTGCATAATGAACAAAATGCAGGTGAAACTTGCAGTTTTACTACTTCAATAGATGCAGGAGTAATAGTTAGACCGCACGATATTATCTCAATTCAAGACCCAGTAAAAAGCGGTATTAGAAGAGGAGGAAGAATTTCAGCAGATTCAACACCGACTACAACTCAAATTGTTGTTGATGATATTGCTAATACTGATATTCCACAACTTACAGCAAATCCTACTTTATCTGTAATACTTCCAGATGGTTCAGTTAGTACACGAAATATTACTGGTATAAATGGAAATACTTTATCTGTTTCTGTTGCTTTCACAAATACAGCCGGTCAAAATACTGCGCCAAATCCAAATAGTATTTATATATTGGAAACACCCTCATTTAAGACAACTCAATGGAGAGTTTTATCTGTTAAAGAGAATAACGATACTACTTTTAATATTACTGCTTTATTACATGATGAGAATAAATATTCTGCAGTAGAAAATGGAGAAGTTTTACCCACAAGATCAATCTCAACATTAACAGAAATAAAACAACCGCCAGCAACAATGACTTTCCAGGAAAGACTTGTAGCTGTTAATAATAAAGCTGTAAGTAAAATTGTAGTTTCGTGGCAACCAGTTGCAGGAGCTACTAGTTATCAACTTCAATATCGCAGAAATAATGATAATTATACAAATATTCCAGTAACGTCAAACGATTATGTAATAGAAAATGGAGATGTAGGAACTTATGATTTTAGAATATTTGCAATTAATGCTTTAGGAGTTCCTTCTGTCACACCTCTAGAAGATCAATTTATTGCTAGTGGTAAAACTGCAGACCCTGAAGATGTACAAGGTCTAACATTAGAACCTATTGATGGTAAGCAAGTTAGGCTTAAATGGACAAAAACTACAGAAGTGGACGTAATTCACGGGGGTTTTGTGCATATACGTCATTCAACTGCTACTTCAGGAGCTGATTTTGGTTCAGCACAAGATTTAATTCAAGCAATTTCTGGTAACTCTACAGAAGCAATAGTCCCTGCTTTAGTTGGATCTTACGTTCTTAAATATACTGATGATGGAGGCCGTTTTTCGCAAAATGATGCGATAGTTTCGGTTTCAATGCCAAGTCAACTGACACAATTAACTGTTAAACAACAGCGGGAAAACCCTAGTTTTTCAGGTACAAAAAGTAATACAACTGTTTCAAGTAGCAAATTAAAATTAGACACTCTTTCAGCAACATCTACAGGAACTTATATATTTGCTAATATTTTAGATTTAGGTGCTACTTTTTCATTGAATTTAACTAAGGTTATTTCAAGTCTTGGAGTGAATGTTTCTGATTTATTAGATAGTAGACTTGGAAACGTAGATGACTATAACTCTTGGGACGGGAGTGTTGTAAACAATACAAATGTCAAGCTAGAGGTCGCAACATCTACATCTGGTACAAGTGATTCTGATTTTAGCAATTTTCAAGATTTTTCTCAGGCAAGTTTTTTAGGCAGATATTTTAAATTTAAAGCAACTTTATCAAGTACAAATATAGCTCAAAATTTAGATGTTTCAGTATTAGGTTTTGATGCTTTTTTAGAATTAAGAACAGAAACTTCTGCAGTTAATTTAGCAGCGAGTAATGGAGTTATTGCTTCTGGAACATCAAATTCTGGAAAAAATATAAGTTTTGTTAATAACTTTTTCACAGGAACTTCAGTACTAGGAGGCAGCACAAGTGCTTATCTACCATCAATTCAAGTTGTGCCAACCAACTTAGGAACCTCTGAAACATATACAATAAGTTCAATAAGTGGATCTGGTTTTAATGTGAAATTTACCAATTCTTCTGGTAACGTAATAGATAGAAACTTTACTTTTACTGCTACTGGTTTCGGTAAATCTAATTAAATGGCACAAGACACTGATTTCCAAATACCAAATGGTACAGGTCAAGCTGTAAGGCTTGATATTGAAAGAGCAATTTTAGCTTTAGCCTCATCTAATAGTGGGTCACAATCAAATTTAGGTACCACTCACCCATGTCAAATTTTTGCGGATACAGATAATGGTCTTTTAAAAATAAGAGATACAGGAGGCAACTCTGCTGCTGCTTCAGCAACATTTCATACTATAGGGTCATTAAATACAGCAAATCTTGGTTTATTACCAAAAAGTGGTGGTTCTATGACTGGTGTTCTTTCATTAGTTGCTGGTTCAAATTCTGCTCCTTCAGTAAATTTTGGTGATAGTACAACTGGATTTTTTAAAGAATCTAGTAATGTTGTAGGTTTTTCTGGTGCTGGCAATCTAAGTTACACGTTTTCAAACACATCATTTAATTTAAGAGATCGAAGACCCGCAAGGTTTTTTGATGCAAACTCTAGTCAATATATCGAAATAAAAACTGCTTCAAATGTAACTGCAAATAAAACTTTAACATTACCTGAAGAAGATGGAACTATTTTGACGTCAGCAACAGCTACAATCTCGCCAACAACTGTTAATGCAACAACAGTTAGTGCAACAAATATTAGGCCAACAAATATTCAAGACTCATCAGGAAATAATGGCTCAACACCAGTCCAGATTGAACAAGGTAGAGCAAAAATATGGGTTAACTTTAGTGGTTTAACCAATCCTCCATCAAGTAGAGATGATTATAACGTAAGCACTATTGGTGACAATGGAACTGGTGACTATACAATAAATTTTGATGTAACAATGAGTAATAACGATTATGCCGCAGTCGAAATGTCAAATGACGAAAGTAGTATATTTGGACCTGTAGATTCAACTTATTTAACAACCAATAGCATAAGAATGGAATCAAGGAACGCACTTTCAAGTAACGTTTCAACAGACCAAGACATTTTCTGTGTAGCTATATTTGGTGATGGTAATTAATTAAGGTAATATAAAAATAAAAAATTATGGCCGATCAAAATAAAAGAATTATTTATACAAGAGATGATGGAGGAATTACAATTTTAATACCATCTGTAAAGTGTAATAAAACAATTGAAGAATTACAGAAAAAAGATGTACCATCTGGAAAAAAATCTTATATTGTAGACAAATCTATTATTCCTACTGATAGAAGTTTTAGAAATGCTTGGACTTATACGGAGTAAATTATGGGTTTTGGTATAGACATGGCAAAAGCCAGAGAAATTCATAAAACAAATATAAGAGTTGCAAGAAAGCCTTTATTAGAGGCACTTGATATTGAATTTCAAAAAGCTCTAGAAACTGGAGCAAATACAACGAATATTATTGCAAAAAAAAATGCATTAAGAGATGCTCCTGCAGATTCTGCTATAGCTGCTGCAACTGATACAGATACTTTGAAGGCTCAATGGAAAACTGATATACTAGGCACATCACCTTATAACTAAATGGCAATTATTCCAGCTCATAAAGATTTTGAATTAGTAAGGCGAAGTGATTTTGATATGCGTCTTACAGTAAAAGATAATTCAGGATCAGCAATTAACCTTCAAGGATATACTGTTGCTGGAGAAGTTTATAACGAAGATAGATCAACAAAATTTGCTGACTGGACTATTGCTTATACAGATCGACCAAATGGAATTGTAGATGTAAGTTTGTCAGATGACCAAACAACAACATTTTCACCAAATGAACTTTTTTACGATTTTAAATATACTCAGCCTAATGGAAAAGAAAATGTATATATTAGGGGTACTTTATTTATTTTGGAGGGATATACAGCATGAGTAGTCCCAATTCTGTTACTGTTAGTCAGGTTTCTGATGTAACTACTGTAGAAATAACTACTCAAGGTCCTCAAGGTCCTACTTTTTCCTCTTCTGGGGTTACATTAGATGATTCTGCCAAAGTCAATGATTCAGTAGTGTATTTTGATTCATCTAGTGGTACATTTAAGGCAGATGCAACAACTACTAAACTTACACTTGTCGACGGGGGCAACTTTTAACAATGGCTAACACAGTAAGAATTAAAAGATCAACAGGGTCTTCAGCACCAACAAGCCTTGCAAATGCCGAGTTAGCTTTTGCAGAAGGTAATGAGATTGGATATATTGGAATCGGTACGGGTGGTGCGGGAGGATCAGCTACAACTATAAATAAAGCTTTTGGAAAAGGAGCTTTTTTTGATAAAGATACAACCAGAACTGCTAATACAATTTTAAGTGGACCTACAACAGGAAGTGCTGCTGCTCCAACATTCCGAGCATTAGTAGCGGCAGATATTCCTTCTTTAAATCATTTAAAAATTTCAGATTTTGATACTGGAGTTCAATCAAATAGATTAGATCAAATGACTGCACCAACTGGTTCAGTTTCATTAAATAGCCAAACAATAACAAATTTGGGAGCACCGGTTAATGCAACTGATGCAGCAACCAAAAGCTTCGTAGAGTCTACTGCTCAAGGTTTAGATGTAAAAGATTCTTGCGTTGCAGCAACAACTGGAAATATCACAATATCTACTGCTCTAAATAATGGAGATACGTTAGATGGTGTAACTCTTTCAACTAATGATAGAGTTCTTGTAAAAGATCAATCAACAGCATCTGAAAATGGTATTTATATTGTAGGTTCATCTCCAGCTAGAGCAAGTGATTTAGCTGCTGGATCAGATGCCGCGGGAATGTTTACTTTTGTTGAACAAGGAACTGTAAATGCTGATAATGGTTTTGTTTGTACAAGTAATAAAGGAAGTGCAGTTACAGGAACAAATAATCTAAGTTTTGCTCAATTTTCAGGGGCAGGTCAAATCACGGCAGGTGACGGGCTCGATAAATCAGGTAATACATTATCTGTTGATTTAAAAGCTAATGGTGGACTTGTTATTGAATCTACTGAAATTGCAATTGATCTTGCTGCTAGTTCAATTACAGGTACTTTACCAGTTACAAAAATTACAAGTTTAACTTCTACTGTTTCAGAATTGAACGTGCTTGATGGCATTACTTCAACTACAGCTGAATTGAATCTTATGGACGGAGGAACTTCTGCAACTTCAACAACTTTAGCAGCTGCAGATAGATTTGTTTGTAATGATGCTGGTACTATGAAACAGGTTGCACTCTCTGACTTGGTTACATTTCTTGAAGATGAAAGTGCATCTAGCTTTAACATAGATGGTGGAAGTTATTAAGCCATAGGAGGTAAAAGCCAATGGCTAATCAAATTCGACTTAAAAGAGCAAGCGGTAGTAACCCGAGTGCTAGTGATCTTGTTACTGGTGAATTAGCAGTAAGAACAGATTCAGGTCAATTATTTACAAAAAAAGATGATAATTCTGTTACTGAAATAGGTGCTGCATCTGGTGTAAGTGACGGAGATAAAGGCGATATTACAGTATCTGGTTCTGGATCAACTTTTACTATAGATAACAATGCAGTTACAAATGGTAAGTTGGTTGACGGAGCAGTTACAACAACAAAAATAGGAGACGATCAAGTTACTATTGCCAAAATAAATTTAATTTCAACTACTTCAGCACCAAGTTTAGAAGCCAAAGGTACGTCAGGCCAAACAGATGGATATATACAACTTAATTGTTCTGAAAATTCACATGGAATTAAATTAAAAAGTCCACCTCATAGTGCTTCTCAAAGTTATACTCTGACATTTCCTAGCAGTATTGTAAATAATGGAGTTTTAAAAACCGACAGCAGTGCCAATACCAGTTTCGGTCTTGTAGCAACAGCTAATATCGCAGACAACGCAGTCAATCTAGATAAATTATTTCAACACAATGCAGATGGATTTATAGCAACAGTTAATGGCGGTGACTGTGTTGTACATGATTTTCCTACTCATAGTAATAATGGAAATACTATTACTTTTCATGATATTTCTTGTCAAAGAGATTCAAATAATGTTGACCCTGTTATTGGATCTGCTGGTGGAAGTTCAACTTTAACTTTTAGAACTAATCAGAACGGAGCAAGTGGTGCTGGCATTGCTTCCATATTAGATCAGACTGGCTTGCAGCTAGGAAGAATGAATGAACACGTCAAGTTAAAAGCTCCAACAGATCAGACAGGGCAATCAAGCTACGATTTCACTTTTCCTATAACTGGTGGTACTGCCAACCAATTTTTGCTAACAGATGGTTCTGGAACTACTAGCTTTTCTTTTGTAGAAACAAATACTATTTCAGATGATGCTGTTACTTATGCAAAAATGCAGAATGTATCAGCAACAGACAGGTTATTAGGTAGAGATTCAAGTGGTGCTGGAATTATAGAAGAAATTGCTCCGAGTGCTGTAAGAACAATGCTTGGCCTAGTAGCTTCAGCAACTACCGATACAACAAACGCTTCAAATATTTCTTCTGGAACGCTTGCAGCAGCAAGAGTGGCAACACTTAATCAAGACACAACTGGAAATGCAGCGACAGCGACAGCTTTAGAAACAGCAAGAAATATTGCTGGAACTTCTTTTGATGGCTCTGCAAATATTGATATTAATTACAATAATTTAACTAATAAGCCAACAATTCCGACAAACAATAACCAGTTAACTAATGGTGCTGGATACATTACTTCTGCTGCACTTTCTGGTGCTGGTGATGGTGGAAACGCAGCTTTGTTAGATGGCATAGATTCAACACAGTTTTTAAGATCAGATGCAGATGATACAACAACAGGAAAATTAACTTGTGGTGGTTCGCATGGCGAAAAAATAATTCTTACTGGTGCTAATCAACCTTTTATAAGATTTCATGAAGGTTCTACAGAAAAATGTTTTATTCAATGGCATACAGGTGGTTATTTACAAATTGGAAACCAAGAAGATAATTCCAATTTAAGGATTCATGATGATATAGAATTTTCAACCGACAGCAGCACTTGGCATAAGGTTTGGCACGCTGGAAATGATGGTGCTGGCTCTGGTTTAGATGCAGATAAATTAGATGGGGAAACAAGTAGTTTTTATCTAAATTACAATAATCTTTCCAATACCCCAACAATACCGACAAATAATAATCAACTTACAAACGGAGCAGGTTACGTTACTTCTGACACTAATACAACATACACTGCTGGCGGTGATTATGGAATGACCCTTAGTGGCACAGAATTTAGATTAGAAGATGATCGTAGAAGGAATAGTAGCTCTACTGATATTTATACAGGAAATACACACGACTATGTTTTCTTTGATGCTGATGTTGGAATGAGATTTTATACATCAGGCTCAGAAGAAATGCGGTTGGAAAATGACGGAGATCTTCATGTAGATGGTGATGTAACAGCTTTTTCAACAACTGTTTCAGATTTACGATTAAAAAAAGATGTTCAAGTAATAAAAAATTCTTTAGATATTCTTGATAAAATTAACGGATATACTTTTACTTATAAAAAAGACGATAAGAAATCTGCTGGTGTTGTTGCACAAGAAATAGAAAAAGTATTTCCACAAGCTGTTTCAGAAAAAGGTTTACCTTATTTAAGTAATAACCAGGAAGAACCAGAAAAATATAAAACTGTAGAATACGATCAAATAGTTGGATTATTAGTTCAAGCAGTAAAAGAACTTAAATGGGAAGTTAATTTGCTAAAAGGTAATAACTAATGGCCTTACAAAGTTCTGGTGCAATTTCTATAAATGATGTTGCTGGAGAGTTTGGAGGTTCCACCCCTCACTCTTTAAGCGAATACTATAGTGCAGCTTCAGGAGTACCAAGTTCAGGAGCAATAAGTTTAAGTGATTTTTATGGAACTTCTGCTGCAATAAATATTGAATGGCTTTTAGTTGCAGGTGGTGGAGGCGGTAATGCTGGAGGAGGTGGTGCAGGCGGTATGAAAAATGGTTCAGCAAATGGGCTTACTTCTGGTCAAACAATTTCAGTAACTATTGGTGCTGGTGGTCAGGGTGGTCAACAAGGTGTCTGTTCTAATGGTGGAAACTCTTCAATGTCTGGTCAAGTTTCTGCTTCTTGTACTGGCGGTGGTCATGGTGGTACACGATCTGCATGGGCTTATAGTCCAAGTACTACAAAGCCTCAAAATGGTGGATCAGGTGGTGGAGGTGGTGGAAACCATTATGCAAGAGGTACCGGTGTTTCTGGTGAAGGAAATAATGGTGGTTATGGAATCCAACAAGCCAATTATGGTTCTGGAGGAGGAGGTGGAAAAGGTGGTGCTGGTCAAGATGGTACAACAACACACACAGGAAATGGTGGTTCAGCTCAATCTTTCTTTTTAGGAACTTATGCTGGAGGTGGTGGTGGTTCAAAAGAATATAATTTGCCCGGAGGTTCCGGGGGTGGCGGTGGAGCTACAGGTGGTGGTGTAGTATCTGCTTCAAGTGCGACTGCAAATACAGGAAGTGGTGCCGGAGGAGGTGAAAACGTTTATATGCATGGCTCATATTATGGAAGAGGTGGTAATGGTGGTTCAGGTGTTGCTGTTATTCGTTATACAGGTGGAACTGCAGCTTCTGGAGGTAGTATTTCTTCTTCTGGAGGCTATACTTATCACACATTTAATAGTTCAGGTACTTTTACAGTAAGTTAAATGGCACATTTTGCAGAATTAAACGAAAACAATGTAGTTACTAATGTTTTAGTTGTTGATAACAGCATTTTATTAGATGAAAATAACCAGGAAAGTGAAGCGTTAGGCATTGCTTATTTACAAAATCTTTTTGGATCAGATAAAAAATATAAACAAACAAGCTATAACCAAAATTTTAGAAATAAATACGCTGGTATAGGTTATGAATACAACGAAACAGATGACGTTTTTGTATTTAAACCTTTCGATTCCTGGACTTATAGTTCTGCAACAAAGCAATATGAACCACCTATTTCAAGACCTGATGGTGAATATTTTTGGGAAGAATCTGAATATCAAGCAGATAATACAAAAGGCTGGAAAGAAAAACCAGTGGAATAATTTTTATATATTGATAATATAAAAAGAAAACCTATGCAATCTTCTACTGAAAAACAAATTCTTGAATGGAAAGAAGAACTCGCAAAACAAATAAAAACAAGAGATCACGCAAAAAAAGTATTTGATGAAGCAACTATAAACATTAACGTTTTGGAGGGTGGTATTCAGTTCGGGGAGTTGTTGTTGAAAAAGTCCGAGTCATTAAACCAGCAATCAAATATAGTGGAGCAAGACCTACCAGTAAAAACAGGCACATCAAAGAAATAGGTGCCAAAGCTCGAATAAACGCTTCTTTCCACATAAAAATGTTTAACAAAATTTGTCAGATAGCCTCATTATTATCATTATTACTTTCAGGGTCAATGGTAGCTTTTAGCTACGTTGCAATTCGGTATATGCAAAGCCCTGAATTTGAAAGAACTTTAAAAAATAAAATTATGGGAGATTTAGAACAGAAAATGAAAAAAGAAATTCCAAAACAATTACCTAAATTTAGTGGTCCATCTATTCCTATAAATAAAAAATAAATGTTTTTTCCAATAATTTCTTGTTTTTTGGCAATTTTAATTTATTCAGCTTGTGCTTTTGCAATGTATAAATATTTTTCTGAAAAAAATGGAAATACCTGAAATTAAAATTCCAGAAATAAATATACAAACAATAAATATACCAATAAATAATCCAAATCAGGTTTTAAATATACCTCTTCCGTCTTTAAAAATGCCTGGTTGTTTTAAGTATCATAGAGATGCTTCTCCTAAAAATACTGCGTTATATGATGATGATCCAAAGGGAACTACAATTTCATGTCCTTTTGGTTCAATGCCTACATACGAGCCTTTATTATATGACCCTAGAAAAATTGAAATTACAGAAGTAAAAGAAGAAAAAAAAGAAGAAGTAAAAGAAGTACAGCCTGAATATAAACAGGAAAAACCTAAATTACCAAAAAAAAAAGAAGAAGAGTTTTTTATAAAATGTCCAGGTGACAAAGATTTAAGAGTTGGTATGTTTGCATCAGAAGATAGGTTAGAAAAGGTTGTAGGCCATAAAATTTCAGAAGATGGCAAAACCTGTATTACCTTATTCGAAGAAAGTCGATTTGTTGATCGTTGGATACCATCTCCTCCTCTTATTATCAATACTAGCCTTATTGCAATTACGGCTGCTACAAGTCCTTTAATAGTTAATTTTTTAAAAAATATTGTAAAAACTGCTGTAAAAAAAGCTACTTCTCGGAAGTCAAAGAATGTTGATGCGGAATAACTTGATTTTTACGCGGTACAATCTCAATATCTTTACATAAATTATAGTAAGGACTTGATTTTGAAAATTGGATTCCAGCAATTTTTTTCTCTCCGCAGTGCTTTAATCTTGCAAAATGCCAGTCTAATTCTAAGTTTTTGAGTTTTTGTTTATTTATATTATTTTGAACTTGTGCAGCTTCTTTACATGTTTTTGTATATTGTCTATCTAAAGGAATTGAAAAATTTAAAGTTATTCCAGTTCCTAAAGCATAGCTATCTTTATTTGTACCTGAATAATGTATTTGTTCATAAAGAATAACTCCTGGATTATCTGGCGTACCGTCTCCTATAGGATTTCCATTATCGTCAAAATCTCCGACAATATCGGTTTCGTCATAAACTGGAGTCGTGTAATAATCTCTATAAGGTTTTCGATAATTTGAATTAAATGTAGTAAATGGCGTAATAGTCATCATTGCGCCCTGACAAACAACACCTCCTCCAAATTGATTTGTATGAAAACTTCCATTATTAACATTCCAATTTTGATTAGTAACTGATCCACTATTGCTTTGACTAACAGCATTAGCAAATACTTTTACTGGACTTAAAATTATTGCGAGAACACAGATGTAGTAGTAGTAACTGATTCTGTTTCGATTGACCGATTTATCGTGGTTACATTTTGAAGTCCTGGACCAGAATATGTTTCTGTAAATTGAAAAGCATCTCCAGATGAAGGATTTGTTAATGTCCAATTTGGTTTTGTTGTCATATCTGCTCCTGTCCACGTATAACTTTGACCTCCTACTGTTCCTGTAACCTGAGTAGCATTCGGGGACATATTGCTTCCATCATGTTCAATTCCAATTCCTGTAACTGAATATTGATATCCTGTAGCATAATCCTTACTGGTAACTTGCTCAGAAATTGAAGTTTGTGTAGTAGTGGTACTCGACATACTTCCTTGAACAAAATTTGGAGTAATATTTGCATTAACTGGTAAAACATATAAAAAAACTAATAAAAAAAGCTTTCGCATAATTCATTAATCTACTGTTACTGTTGTCACATATTGACCTGTTGCAGTGGTACCAGCTGATCCGGCAGTAATTGTAATAACGTGATTATCAACAGTACCAGCTAAGTTTGTTGCTGTACCTCCTGAAGTACTGGTTAAATCTCCAAAAGGACTAACTTCGCCTGTAGTTAAACTTGTTGAAATAGTATCGCCTGTAGTGTGTGAAACAGTGTACGAAAAAGATTCGCCATCAGTAAGCTGACTTGCAGTAATTGGTGTATATGCATTGACGCCATTAGTTGCTGCACCTAAACCTCCAAGACTTCCGGCAGTAGTTCCATCTGTAGTTGTAACACCAGTTCCTGAAACACTATATGAATTTCCAATTCGATCTGCTGCTGTAGCTGCTGCTGAAACTTCTAGTTTTACAGATGAACTAATTGAAGAACTAATATCTGCAAAAGCAGCTGAAG